CAGATTGCAGCCTTATGCGCTGGAGCGCGCGGGTTCAGAACTGCCTTCAGGAACTGGCCAAACTCATCCACCTGGAACAGCCGCACCGGATGGCGCTGCAAAGATGTCAGCAGCCCGGCTGAGGAGGCGAGTTCTTCGCCGCCAAGGTAGCGATCAAGCTTGGCGGCATAGATTGCGCGTTTGGCACAGCGCCGCGCGTGATCCTTGCCGCCGCCACTGTCCGCAATGCCGACCGCATAGACGTTGCTGCGCAAATCGGTGGGTGTGCGGTACCGCCTGCCAGCGAGGGCGCCGACCAGGCAGATGGCAGCACCCAGTGATAAGAACGGCTGCGGGCTGACGGCGCTGATTGTCGCGTAGTCGACGAACATCTTCAGGACGCCGTCCACCTCGAGCAACTCGCGCGGTACCTGATAAGGTTTCGGTGTGGGCGCTGGTGTGGCTGCCGGCGCCGCGATGTTCTCCAACAGCCCCGCCGCCGGATGCGGCATTGCCATTTGCTCAGCCGCATTCCCATTCAGGATAATCTCAGGCGGCGGATTCCAACCGCGATTTACCGCCAGCCAGTAAATCTTGCCTGCACCTGCGCTATGCGGCTTGAGTGTCGCCCAGCGCCGTTCTGGTGTGTCGCTGCGGCCCGATTGTCCGGACTTGCTCGCATTGCGCGACCAGTCGATCCAAAGCTGGCGGCCTTCCTCGCCAATCGCGGCTTTGATGGCGGCGCCGATAGTGATCCATTCATTCCCAGGCAGATCATCATTCGGCAGAAAGGCCAGCGCTGCAGCGACGGCTTCTGGGGTGCCTCGCGGATCGGATCGCCCGCGCCAGGTGTCGCTCGGGCTATCCATGTTCAGCGTTGTTTTGCGCAGCGCCGCCGGCACCATCTCCCATGCGGCGTCCAGGAAGGCGTCGCAGGCCGCTTCGGTTATCTCGGGCAGGTCGGCAAGCGGTGTGTCGGTCAGGCCCTCCTCTGGCCAGGCATAGGGCTGCCCGGTGACAGGATGGATGGCATAGGCGACGAATTGCTGCCCGCGTGCCAGCACTTCCAGCGGATGGCGCTTGCGTCCGCGAAAGGCTGTGGCAGCGCGATAGACCAGCAAGCGCTTCGGCGCTTGACCGATGCGGAGGCATGGCGTTTCGCCCAGCATCTGCTTCGCCAGATCAGTGAGAGCTACCGCGACCGAGGCATCCGGCACATCAATATCGATACCGACCACCGCACCGCAGGCGATGCCCACCGCGCAATCGGGCCAGCGGCGCCAGATGTCTATCTCGAAGCTTTTGGTCACCCGATCGCAATGCCGCGTCCAATCCGGATAGGCCGCCCAGGCGCCCTTGCGGAAATGGCCCGGCACCTTGGCGCCCGGCATGATGGGAATGACGGGATAGCCATTATCCACCAGCCGCGCGCCGAATTGGGCCATGAAATCCTTCATGCGGCCCTCCCAGGCAAAGGCGGCGCGGGATGGCTGCCGCTATCCAGGCGTTGCGCCAGCGCGTCCTGATAGGCGGTGACGATCACCTCCAGCAGCGTCAGCCACTCGGCATCGGTCAGCACCGCAAGATCGGTCTTGCCGATGCTCTCAAGATACTCGCCCGCCATGGGGCTCGCGGCCTGGATGGCAGCGATTTCGTGTTCATCGGGATCAATCACGCCCCACCTCCGTCGCATCGCATGCATGCAGCGCATGGAGCAGACAAAGCGCGGTGCGCCGGTCTTGCGCCGCGGATCGAACCAACCAAAGCAGCGCGCAGTGCGCAGACGACAGGCAGCGCATTTCACATGAACCTCACTGCGGTGATTTCGGTGTATTGCCCGGTGGGCCGGACCTGAATGGCGATGGGGCGGCGCAAATGATGCTGCTGGGCCAGCGCCTCATTCACCGTCATGGGCGGCGGAAGGTCGGGTGCGCGACGCCGCCACCAGGACAGCGCCTTGTCGCGGGGAAATCCGGTATGCTCGAAACACACCCATTCGCTGTGCTGGATAAGGCCGCATTCATAGGTGACGCGGAGCGATGCCGGCTTGCCGGGCTTTTCATGCCGCGCGTAGCCAATATCAGTGACATCACACCAGGCTGCCTGGATCTGCGTCGACAGCAGCGCGTCTGACGCGGCCTTCGGCGCCACCTTCACCACCGGCGGCGGGAATTCATAGTCGCATTCAATGCAGTGCCGCGCGCTCGCGTGGTTGATGGTCTTGCATTCCGGGCAGGTTTTGATCGGCGCTTTGCCGTCCTCTGCGGGTTCCTTCTTGCGGCCATCCACCGTGTCGATCGGGCCATGCCGTGCGGTATTGCCGGCGAAGTCCAACACCAGGCAGTCATCCTTGCCCTCGGCCAAGCGCGTGCCGCGACCGACCATCTGGACATAGAGTCCGACGCTTTTGGTTGGGCGCAGCAGCGCGATCAGATCAGTGCCGGGCGCATCAAAGCCTGTGGTGAGCACATTGGCGTTGGTGACGCAGCGCAGCCTTCCGGCCTTGAATGCGGTCAGAATGCCATCGCGTTCTGGGCCGGGCGTGTCGCCCGTGACGGTCTCGGCGGAGATGCCGTGCTCGCGGATCGCGTCCCGCACATGGCGCGCATGGGCAACGCCGGAGCAGAACACCAGCCAGGATCCACGGTCCGCACCGTGCTCGACAATTTCGGCCACGGCGGCGCGCGTCACCTCATCGCGATCGACTGCGGCCTCAAGGTCCTTGGCGATGAATTCCCCGCCGCGTGTGCCAACACCACCGACATCAAGCTGAGTGGTTGTCTGCTTGGGGACCACTGGACAGAGATAGCCTTGCTGGATCATGTCCAGCACCGGCACCTCATAGGCGATATCGGTAAAAAGCCGATCCTCGCCCTCGTGCAACAGGCCGCTATCCAGGCGGTAAGGCGTAGCGGTGAAACCGACGACCTTGGTGAGGCCGGCGTTGATCTCCTTGAGCTGTGTGAGAAAGCGGCGATACATGCCGCTGTCATTGCGCCCGAGCAGATGGGCTTCATCGATCAGCACCAGATCGCAACGCTGCACCTTGTATGCGTGGCGGTGGATGGATTGAATGCCGGCAAAGAGGATCTGCGCGTGAATGTCGCGCCGTGACAGCCCGGCCGAATAGATACCAGCTGGCGCACCGGGCCAGGCGCGCAGTAGCGCCATGAAGTTTTGTTGGATCAGCTCCCTCTGATGCGTGACCATGAGGATGCGCGTTTCTGGCCACATGGAAATGGCGCGCTGCGTAAGGGCGGCGATGCAGAGGCTTTTACCGGTACCTGTTGGAAGCACTACCAGTGGGTTACCGACTTGATGCTCAAAATAATTGAATACCGCATCGACTGCGCAAGACTGATATGGGCGAAGGGAGAGCGTCATGCTGCCACCCCCATCGTCACGGCATCAGCCTTGCTGAGCCAGCGACCGCCTCGCTCACATCCAGTGCAGATCAATTCCGCGATATGCGGGCCCTTGCCGGGGCCAACGCGAAACATGGTGTTGCTACAGGTCAGGCAGGGGCGGTGCGGGATCAGTTTTGGCGTTGGCGTATCGGCAACGCCGTCACGCCAAATGCTGCCATCACGCAGCCGGTAGCTCACCCAATCCTCGCCCGCATCCTCCTGTTCGCCAGCGATGAAGTCCGGGATAAAGAGATGCGCGACGCAACCAGCCTCCTGGTCGCGCCGGCCAAGCTGATGGCTGTGCCGCGCGCAATGCCAGGCACCATCATTGGTGGGCGAGGCATGCAGGCAGGATCGGCAATGCCGCTCAGGCATTGCGCCCTCGTGACAGGTGGCGTGATGCTCGCAAAAGCGGCATTGCCACCATGCTGGATCGTCACTGATGCGCGCGGGCGGTCGGTTCGCGGCAATGACACGCTCGGCCTTTGCCATGATGCGCAAGGCGGCCTCAGCGTCGTAATGCAGGCGTTCCTGATAAAGCTCGTCGGTGTTCTTGTTCACCGCGAGGTAAAAGGCGCGTTCCAGCCCCGCCAGATGCATGTAGGACTGCATCTGTGCCCAATGCTGCGGCTTGGCTTTGGCGACGCCGTCACGCTTGAGCGAGAGGAAGGACTTTTCGCTGTGGGTTTTGAATTCGCAGACATGCCAGGTGCGGGGCGCTTCGGGCAGCCCGATCGCCACCGCATCCATGCTGCCGCCGAAATGCCCGCCCTGATCGCGTAGCTGCCATTGGCGCCCGGTGGCTGGATCAAGATCCAGCACCGTGACGCCAATGCGACGGAGATCAGCGACAAAGCGTGCCTCCGCCAGATTGCCAGTATCAAACAGCCGCAGCAGGCGGCCCGTATGCCTAGCGCGCGTGGTCCAGCGAAAGCCGTACCAGATGGCGCGTTCGCATTCAGTGCCGATCAGTGAGGCACCCAGATGTTCCCGATAGCCGTGATCGGCCGCCGCCTCATAGGCGGTGTAGATGGCCGATACGGTGGGCGTTGGCGGGATTGGCAAGCAAACCATGGCAGCCCCCGCGCTCAGGCGCGCCGCCAGGGGGGCGTGCCGCCGGTGCCCGGGCGGGTGGCCGGCGCGGGCGTTGTCACGGGGCGGGGCGGCGGCGCTGCTTGGCTCGGCGCAACACTGGTGCTCCCTGCCTTGGCGGCGGAATAGCCAGACACCTTGTTCCGCGCTTCGCGGTACACGCCGTATTTGTCGGTACCGGCAGGCTCGACCTTCAGCGTCACGAACAGCGGTTTGAAGTGCAGCTGCTCGCTATCGCCGACATGCATCTGGCCCACCGCGTGGCAGATGGCCGACAAGGTGCGCTGCGCGATCTCCACCGTCTGCTCGTTGCGGTTCACCAGGTTCAGCTGATCGAAGATCTTCCGCCGCGCGGAGGGGCCTTCCAAGATCTCGAAGACCAGCTTCAGCAGCTGCCCGTCACCCGCCTTGGTCGGTGCCATTTCACTCTCGATCAGCTGCGCGAGGTATTTGCCAGGCGGCAGCACCTCGAGCGGGACGGCGGGGGCGACCTCGGTCGCATCAAAGGTTCCATTGAGGGATGCCATGGGATCAGTTCCCTGTGTCTTGGGTGGGGAGGACGGGGGTGCTTGGCGCTGCCGCGTAAAAGGGAATGCCGGCGGCCAGATCGGCCCAGGCGAGCGGCAGAGTTTCTTCAAGGCCAAAGCGGTTCTTGGCCAGGAAAGCCGGGCGTTCGATTGTGTGCAGCAGGCGATCGCCGCCGCTCACGCCGCGGACGACCTTCTTGTTAAAGCCGACATCGGATTTCAGCGTGCTGATCCGGTAATTCGCGAACAGCACGGCATCGACGTGTTCTTGCACCAGCGCCGATGCGCTGCGATGCAGTTTCGGCTGGTAGCGGTCGTAGGGCTCGGTTTCCGGGCTATCAAAGCGCCGGATTTCCGCATGCGCGATCAGCAGAACGCCCATGCCGCATTCATCGCGGAGTGTATTCACCGCATCCAGAAAGGTCCGCCAGGTATCCAGCGCGGCCTGATAGCCCTTGCCATAGCCGAAGGCTTCGATGTCACGCTGATTGTGCTGCTGCGCTGTGTGCTGCCAGATCAGCGGTTCCAGCCAATCAAGGCTATCAATGACGAGCGTCTGGAATTCATGCGCCTCGGAGTAGAGGCTGCCCAAAGCTTCCATGACGGCGTCAAAATTGCGCAGCAGGCCAAAGGTCGCGGCGTCAATGCGCCCGAGGCCGTCCTCGGTTTGAAGAAAGATCGGGTTCGGCGCATCGGCGGCAAGCTTGGTTTTGCCGACGCCGGCAACGCCATAGATCAAAAACCGTGGCGGACGCGTGTCCCCACCACGACGCAGGGATGCAAGGGAGATCGCCATTACGCGGCCTCCTTCTTTGCGCTGCGCGCCTTGGCCTTGATGACGTCGATCTTGAGATCGCCGCCCGCACGGACCACCGCCTCGGCAAATGTCTCGATGGTGGGCTCAAAGGCGGCCACTTCCTTGGCGCGGGCGATGGCATCCCCTTCAAGGGGAATGATCACCTCAATGCGAAGCTGATGGTTCATCACGCTGCCTCCTTCGCTTCGAGGGCGTAGGAGGGGCGGCCCGTGGCCATCTCGCGCAACTGCGCCAGTTGGGTACGATTGCTCATGTATGTCTCGTTGGAATGGGTGATGTCCGGCTCTGGCTTGCATGACGACGGCCGGACGGGCGTCGCCATTTTCATGGGATTGGGCGTCATGGCAGCACCAGCAGTTCCGCGACCCAACAGAGCGCGATGAAACCGCCGGCAAAGACAGCGCCGATTGCGAGGTTGCGCAGGAGGTGGCCGATGCGGCGCAACCGACGCATGGAACGGCGCGTCATGACTTCACCTGGACTGCGGGCAGGCCGCGACCAATCAGTTCCAGCCAGACATGCAGCGGCACGACCACCAACGGTGCGGCACGGTCGCGCCATAAAAACAGCGCATCATGCGTGCCAAGCCAGCGCTCCAGCGTCTTGAAACCTTCGCCGTCACCGCGAGCTTTGACTTCGGCTATCAGCGGCGGTTCGGCCGCGCCGCGTGCATAGATGTCGATGTCCGCGCCATTGCCGCGATAGTGCGTGGCACCGGATAGCGGCACACGCTCGGCGGGAATGCCGCTTTGGCGATGAATCTCGACCAGCGCGCGTTCACGCCGCAGGCCCTTGTCGCGAGAGGCTTTACCCATGGCGCGCCTCACGCGGCTTGCGGCAGCGATGACGCCGCCTGGGATGAAAGGCCCGGCAGGATCAAGCGGGCGCTGCCGTGACGCGGCCGGGGACGCGCAATGGCCAGATAGAGGTAGTCATCCGGCCCAAGACGCTGCTGGACGAGATGCACCAAGCCGGTCTCCGCCATGCTCAGCGCCAGGACCTTCACGCCACGCAGACGGCGGCGCTCACTTTGGCTAAGCGGGCTCGCGGTCGGGGCCAGCTCAATGGCCAGATGCCCGCGCCAATAGGCGATGCGGTCACCAGGGCTGGCGGCTAGGAACCAGGCGAGCATTTCGGGCTCGCCGATCTGCGGCCGAAGGACAGAGGGTGCGCGGGTCAGCATCACTTCGCCCCCACTGCTTCGGGCTGATGGGCGACCTCGTTTTCGAAGGCCTCCACATCCTCCAGCCGATAGACGACCCGCCCGCCGATCTTGAGGTAGCGCGGCCCCTGATTGAGCCACCGCCAGCGTTCCAGGGTGCGCGGGCTGAGGTTCCAGCGCCGGGCGAGGTGGACCTGATTGAGGTGATTCGTAGGACTATTAATCATGGGAGTTTCGTCCTTTTTCCTGAGGCTTGGCGGCTCTGCCTCACCTTTTCCATGAAGGCGCTGACCCGGTCTGCGGTTAGAAGGCTTGGCGAGCGGCCTTGGCGTAAATGCCTGATAAAGTTCGGATCACCGATGGATTCTCGGCCAAAATCAGTGGCTTTCATCCGGGTGGATGCCAGGAAGTCTTCAACTTCCGTGATGAATTCGTCGCTGTATCGGCTCGTCATGAGGGATAGGATTGACAGCCCAACTTGCGCTGGTCAAATAAATAAAATAGGCTATTCCCTATCAATGGCAGATCAAGGAGTTAGGCACCATGGACCTCGATCCAACGCGTCTCAGGGTCATGAAATTGATCCAGCAAAGGCGCACGGACCTGAAAAAAGCCTCGCTCGCGATCGGGCGAAACGCCGCCTATTTGCAGCAGTACCTCTATCGCGGGATTCCCAAGACGCTGCCTGAAGATGCGCGTGAAGCGCTCGCGGCATTCCTTGGTGTGCCTGAAGAAAGTCTCCGTCCTGCCAAGACAGAATCGGCGGTGGAGCCTGCTTTGCCGCAGGTGGTTGCTGCATCGCCGCCGACTGCCATTGGTGGCGGCATGCCTGGATTCTCCCAGGTGCCGGAATTGGATGTGCGTGCCTCGGCCGGGCACGGCGCCTTTCACGAGGGTGATGAGGAAATCAAGGCAGTCTGGATGTTTCCTGATGCCGTAATTCGCCATGAATTGCGTGCACGATCTGCGAATCTCAGGATCATCACCATTGATGGGGATTCGATGGAACCGCTTTTGGCCTCAGGCGATCGCGTGCTGGTGGATACGTCGCAGCGCGTGCCGGCACCGCCTGGCATTTTCGTGATCTGGGACGGGCTTGGCATTGTGGCTAAGCGCATCGAGCATATCCCGACCGCGGAGCCATCACGCATCGTGATCAAATCGGTCAATCCAATCTATGGCGATTATGAGCGCCCGACTGAGGAAGTG